CAAAAAATAGCGCATGCAAACGCAAGTGCAATCGGTGGGTTCTTGGCTGATTTAGGTGTAAGTTACATAGCAAGCAGATAAGAGGTACTAAATGATAACTGCATTAATACAAAACATAGCAAAAGGCATGGTTGCTCGTAGACTTATAGGGGGCGGAAAAGACGGAAAAGGTGTATCAGCACAAGATTATCTTAAAGATGTAGTAGCTGAAAGAGTTAGCCTAGATGAGTACATGAGAACTACAAATGTAACAGGTAAAACTAAAGGTAAATCTTTTGCAGCTAAATCAGTAAGTCCTGAAAGTGGTATTATGGCATATAGACGTGCAGTAGAGAAAATGAGGTCGTAGCATGGAAGCAGAATTTAACGAAGAACTAAGAATGCCATCAGGCAGAACGCGTTCTATGTTTGAGGCACCTGTACCGGGGCAGTCACTAACCAAAGAACCCGGTAAATATCCCTGGGAGAGCCCTCCACAATTTAACAATATAGATGAAGCTATGAATCATTACATGAATCGTTTTCAAGACGAGAAGGTGATGTTTAATTTGTTTTCTCTTATGGAAGCAAAAGTGCCCGTCACATCAATAGCAGAAAGCATGATATTGCACGGCTTTGCTGAAGGTTTGTACAATCCTGATGTAGGTATGTTAGTGGCTAATGATTTAATGGAAGTATTAGTTGCTATGGCTGAAGAGGCTGAAATACCTTATGAGTTAGGTGCAAGAGATGATATGAGTGAAGAGTATCGTAGAGCAGGACAGCTGAAGGCTGTGATGGCAGAACGTGAGAAAGAAGATGTGCCTAAAGTAAAACAAGTAGTTGAAGAAGCCAAACCTAAACCAACTCCGCAGCAAAGTGGTTTAATGAATAAACCCTCAGAACCTCTAATAGAAGAAGAAGCAGTATAATGGCATTATTATCATCAGTATTTGGAACTGCACTGGGGTCTGCCGCTAAGGTAGGCTCAGAAGCTATACGTGAAGCTCGTCAAAGAGACGCTTTGTCTATAGAGGAATTTAAAAAAAATGTGCAAGAAAAAAAAGCGGCATTTGCAAAACAACAAGCTGCAGCCAGTAAGAAAGCACAAGAAATAAATGATGTAGCTAAATTTTTACAAAATCAAGCAGGGTATGAAAACTTTAACTCTATAGAGTTAAACGATTTAGCAATAAAGTTAAGTCAAATGGCAGGTAACAAACCTGCAATACAATACTTTCAAGAAAATATGAAAGAAGGTAAATTAAATTTAATACCTCAAATAAATCGTACAGCTACAATGAGAGACGTTGGGTTAATTGATGGCAAGCCTACAAAACCTGCAATAGAGGTAGAGAGAGCGTCAAGTATGGTAGGAGAGAAAAAACCTACTGTGCAAGCACAAACAGCTTCTATGCTAGCCCCAGTAAAAGAACGTGGATTTTTAAAATCTGCATTAGTAGGGCAAGACCCCGGAAGGTTACAAAGAGAGGCATTGCAGCAGATGGGTCTCACTGAGGAACAATATGATAATATTTTCTCTGCTATACCTCAATATCCTATGGATAACAATACAGCATCTTATCTTTTAGAAAAAGCTACGCCAGATGACACTGTATTGCACGACAGAATAATAAAAAAAGATGATGAGATTAGGAAGTTACTTACGGAAAAAAATCCTGCACTTTTGTCACAAAGTGTAAAAATACAGCAAGCTCCACTAGACCAGACACAAAGAGGTGTAGGGGGTTCCGAAAGAGTTCCTGCTGTCGCAGCTTTTAGAGAACAAAACCCTTTTATATATTTAACGTCTAAAATGAATCAGTATCTTATTGATACAGACAGAGACCCAAAGTCTCCTACATATGGACAAAGACTTAAAGATATACCTTTAGCTCAAGAAATGATGTCAAGTCTTCAAGACACAGTTCTAACACAATTTGGAGCTGCAGAAGCTAACAAAGGTGTTATAAAAACTTTTAATGAGTTATATAAAGATAAAAAGAAAATATTAGTAGACTTGTCTAGCACACTTACTCCTAATATGAAAACCACATTAGACTACACTAAAGAAATGAAAGAAATAGACGAACTAACAATACAGCGTGATTTACTTTTATTTGACCCTAATAGTAGACAAGAGGTGATACGATTATCCAATGAGATAGGACAAAAGATAACTAGATTACACTCTAACTTAACTCCTGTCATAAGCCAAGAAGACAAGAGAAAAGAGTTTAAATCAGTATATGACATAATAAGAGACTTAGATAAAAAAGAAAGATTATTAGTCAGATTAACTAAAACAGAATATGAAGATTATGCAAAACTTCATGAAGATTACAACAGCGCTTTAAAAATGCCTGACCCAACTAATGCTATGCAAGACATATTTGCTAGAGCTCGTTCTTTAAAAGATGCCTTAAAACCAGACCCAACTAAGTTTATAGGAGAAACTGAAAAAGAAAAAAGATTTTTTATACGTAACTTATATAATGATTGGGAGAGACGCAATAAGCTTAAGTTAGACAATATGAGCCCTGCAGAGTCAGCAGAGTTAAAAGAATTAGCATTAGAAGTTATAACTAACGATGTCATGGCTGACCAACTTTCAACAAAAGAGAGAATTATAGACGGCAAAGCTTATAAAAGACGTGTAAGCTATATCATGTCAGAAGATGGTAAAACACCAAGAATAAATATAGATTTAGTTGAATTAGACACAGTTATAAATGGTGTAGCACTAAAGCCAGGGACAGGCACAAAAGAATTTAGAGAAGCCAGAGATAATGTGCAAAAGTACACTACATCTTTAATGGATTTAGGTATGATTACACAACAGGCAGAGAAAGATGGTCTTACTTTTGGTTCTGTAGGAGATTTTCGTGTATTTTGGGGAAGTGTTAGCGATAATATTCGTGATATAGGGTTTGCTTTTGGTTATGAAAATGTACCATTTTTTAAAAACTCAGACAAACAAGCTGCAAGGGCACAAGTTGCTAAGATACGTCAGCTTGCGATAAATTTAATATCAGGTGCAAAAAATCAGTTGTTTAAGGACCCACGGCTTTCTGACCAAGATTTATCGTATGTTGTAAATTATATTGGAATTTTAACACGTCCGGGCGAACTTAAATTTATAGGACAAACCAATGCCCTCACAGCTATACTAGGGCTAGAAAGAGTTTTCTTAGGACAGCTAGCAAAAAATATGTATATAGCTAGAGGAAAAACACAAACTAATGCTATTATGGCAGGAGATTTTAGACCTGCTTTAGATTTAGTTACTGGAGAGGAGATAGCTGGCGTAAAAGAAATAAATATGCGTAAAAATAGTATGGCAGCAAATCTATTTAGAACTTTAGCTCAAACAAGAGGTATAAATATAGATTTGTTTATAAATGATGAAGGCAGATTTGATTATGCAAAAATGAAAAAATACTTTGCTGACCCGACTAAAACTTTTGGTTTTGGTCCCGGCGGGGTAGCCTTATCAGAGGGTCCAGCATTAAAAAAATTTGAAGAAACTATAGATGAAATGCACAACACCGTAGAGTATGCTCTACAAAGTGCAAACGCCTTAACTCAATATGAGGACAATAGCATGTTTAAGCAAAATTATGTAACTCCTGGGCAAGCTATGACTCTAACTGACGACCCAAAAGCAAAGAAAAGAGCTAGAGACACTTTAGCAGCCTTAGCTAATCAAACTGATGATATGGATTTAGCTGAAGGAGCAACAGAGTTGCTAAAGCAAGTAGACGCTGGAAAAATAAATTTACAGGGTGGTAACTGGGAGAGAGCACCTCTTCCTATCGTTAATCAAGGCATAAAAGCAATAGGAGGATTAATTGGACAATAATCCAGTTAAAAGAAATGAAAATGAAGAGCCAAGTAGGTTTGGTTCTTTAAAGAACGAGTTTGTTGACAATACTGCACCTACAGAACAAGATTCTGGAGACGGATGGTTTAAAAGTGTAGGTTCTTTTTTACAACAGACAGGCACAGACGTTGCAGATGTAGTTAAAGATTACAAAGCACAAAAAGGGTACATTGCGCCTATTGATATAGCTCTGACTACACCTTATAAACTTTTCTATAAAAATCAACAAGAAAAGTCAAAGGAGAGAACTGCTTACATAAATCAAATAACTGATAATAATTTTCAACCATATGATAACACATTTGATGATAAGATTGATAATAGTGTCATGTTACAATCTTCTCTAGGCTTCGCTGATACAGAGGACGAATATAAAAAAGCCATACAAAATTACTTAATACCTATGCCAGATGGCTCAGACAGAGAAATTAAAATTGTAAAAGATGACAGAGAAGATAAACCTTTATTTATGCCAAAATTTTATGTTAGTGTAGAAGAAGATGATGGTGGATTTACACCATACTCAAATCCTCTGCAATCATTTACAGATTATGCGGCAAGACTTATACCTCAAACTATATATAATATGGCTGCAGGAAGTACGGAAGTGGGGGCAGCTGCTGTACAAGGGGCTGCCGCTAGTATGATAACAGCAGCTATTCCTTTTGTAGGACCAGTTTTAGCTGGACCTGTAGGAGTTGTGACTTTTGGAACAAGTTTGTATACAAACATAGTTCAAAGTGAAAGAATGAGAGAAGATTTTTTAAAGAAAAAAATAGGTTTGACAGATGATGAGATACCTACATGGTTAGGGTTTGTAGATGTTATAAAAGAAGTACAAGGAAACCACCCTATACTGAACGAATTTAGACGCATGGGCGGAGGAGAAATCACTCCTACAGCAAGAAATGCACAAGAGAAAGTTGCAGCTTATATAGGGCTTTTTGCAACTCCTATAGCTAGAATATTTGACAAAATAGGTTTGTTAGGAGATAGGTTAAAGAAAGATATAGATATAGAAGAGTTAGATGCAGATAAATTATCTAAACAACCTATAACTGCAGAAAATGTATACGTAAAAGGTGGGCTCAACCTAAACTTGTATAGACAAGTTGTCAAAGCTGCTGATGATAGGCTAATGTTAAAAAATGAATTTTCATTTTTAAATAGAGATTTTGACAACTTTATGTTAGCCACCTATACACCTGCAAAATTTATTGATAAAGCAAGTAAATTAGCTCAACAAACAAGCACCATACTTCCAACTCAATTAAAAGTGCAAGGCAATCAACTAGCAGAAGTATTAATGCAGATGGCTAGAATTAGACCAGATGGAGTTGCTCGTCCAACTGCATTGTATGAAGATTTTCAAAAACCTTATAAAATTTTAGAGAACGCCTACATGAGAATGGGTGATAATATGAAAAGCGACTATGACACTTTGGCTAGAGATATAGGTGGCTTAGATAACTTTTTTGGGATGCTAAGAATAATTGACGCTAAATTAAAGTATGGAAAAGTTTTTGATACTATAGGTAATGCCCCTTACGACATTACAAATATTCAAAAAAGAGTTACTGAAATCCTTGATGAAAAGCCTATAGCTGCTGGGACTCAAAAGAAAAGGGTAACTAAAACAAAATTAAAAGAAGACACAGCTTTACCATTTAGAAAAGGCGACAAAGTTGCAGAACAAGTGGAAGCTCTTGAGGAAGGTCCTGTTATTAGATTAGAGATACCCGGACTTAATCAAAGTAAAGAGTTTAATAGAGTTTTAGAGCAGTTAAAATTATTAGGTAAAGGTGGGCAACTTAATATTCAACAAGCAAGAAAAGTACATAAGCAATTTTTAGATGAAAATGCTGAATTTATAGACCCAAAACTTGCAGATGAGTTAGAGAGAAAAGGCTCTATTTCTCCTGCAAAAATGTTACACGCTTACGCTATTGTGCTAAATCAAATGATATATGGTAAAGCGTTAGCCGGTGATAATCTTGAAAGAGTTCGGGGTCAAGCTGAGGGTTTACGTAAGTTACTATTAGAGGAAATTGGCAATCCTCTACCTACTAAAAATTTAACAAAAGAAAACATAGATGAAATACAACCTTTATTGACAGAAGCAAATAAATTTTATGCGGAAACTTTTGCACTACGTGGAGGCAGCGCAAACAGACAAAGTGATTTACAGCGTATAAGAGAAGCCATACAATTTAAGGAAGACCCCGGATTAGTTATGAATGAAATATTAGGTTCTGGTCCCGGGATACCTCCAGCAAAAGGTAAGATATCTACATTAAAAAATGTAAAAGCTCAGATAGATTACATAAAAGAACGTAGTGACCAACTACTTAATGATGCAGATAACTTTGATATAAATAGTGATGTATTTGACACAAGAGGACAAGTTACAGACACATTTAGAAAAATACGTAGACAATTTCAAAGTTTCTTATACGAAACATTAGGAGCTAATATAGGAATAAAAAAGACATCTCCTAAAGATGCGACCGCTTTTCCAGTATTTTTTGGTAAACTAGATAAAGACCTTAAAATGTTAATGGGTCTATCTCCTCAAAGAGAGAAAGCATTCTTGGAAACTGCAGAAGAAATGGAGAGAATGTTTGACCCAGATTTTATGAAGATTCTAACTAAAGGAGACCCAGAAGACCCTGCGTATGATTTAGTCGAAGAAATATTTCAAGGCAAAAACTTTGATATGCAGATAAGAAGATTAGTGTATCCAGAAGAAGGTATAAGACTAGCCGGAATAGACAAAGAAAAAATAAGAGATGCTATTTTACAATATATGTTTGACCCTAGAGGAAACGCAGGAGTTCTTAGATATCAATCTACTAATACAGCTTATTTTGATGCAGGGAAGCACTACGTCAATACAGAAGCTTTAATAAACATAGTCAATAAAATTAAAAATAGCAAAGTAATTAAAAAAGAAGGTATATTTGATGATGTTGACGAATTAGGCAATCCTATACTAATGAAAAATGGACAGCCTAGAGATGTATACAATAAATTTTTTAGAATGTCTGAAAATTTAGCTATGGCACTAGAGGGCGCCACAAAAGCAGATGCCGGTATAGCATTGTCAGGTGCTCAAATATTTAGTGATACTATAGAATTTTATAACTTATATAAATTTATAGGCGCCATAACTAGAATAGCTCTACAAGGAAGAATAAGTAAGTTACTTAAAGATGAAAAAACTGTGAATTTTATCGCAGGAATGTCAGAGAAAAGAGCAAAAGGTTTCTTAGAAAGAGCGTTCTTTGGAAAAGGTGCTCTGGCTGACATTACAGCTAAATTTGCTTTAGCAGAGCCTATGAGGTTAGAAAGACTTGATGAAGAGGAAAGAGAACAAGAAGAAATACAAAGAGAAGGTGCCAAAACTAGATTTAGGTCATTAGGCACAGAATTAGAACAAACCGAAAGATTACTCGGTAGATGATATAACAGTTAGCTTTTCTGTTCTATCTAATATCTCTTGACCACGTTCTTTCATACTCTTACCAATATTTTTAAGAAACTGATAACTCTCGGGGGTTACTCTGTAATCATCTTTACGCAGCACTGGTATAGCGTGTTCACCTATAAGATTGTTGACCATCTCGTCCCACGGATACACAGCATGTGAATCTGTTTCGTGTTCACCGAAAATGCTTATAGCAACACCCGTAGTAGTGGGCATCAGGCGCACCTCTACATCGCTTGTTAAATGTAATATCCTACTTGACATTATCTTTTACTGCCTTGATTACATCAGAAGAAAACAATTTCTGTATATTAAGTAAGTACATACGGGACGCCATATGGTCTCCTCCCTTTACGCTTTTAACGTAGTCAAGAGAGTCAATAATACGGCGTAGAAAAGGAGTCCGGAATACAAGTGTCGCATACGTTTCGTCGTTAATGCAGAGATTGTGAAACCAGTAATCCGATTCTGTTGCTTTGATTCCTGAGGGTTTTCCATAACATTCATACTCTATCGCTATATTTCCAGACTTTTGCCATATGTCACGCTCTGATTTAACTTCAATCTTTGCGTTCTCAAACATGTCAAGAACCTGACTTTCACGTATCTTACCATACTCAAGGTCAATGTCAAACTTCTTTCTGTCTTTTACGCTAGGTGCTGTTTTGTTCATGGTTATCCCCCTATGTCAACAATCTCGCATGAATCTCCGCTACAAGCAAATGTTTGTGAAGAATTTGTAGTATCTTCCTTTTCGTAGTCTCTTAATTTAACCCAATTTATATGACCGAATTCACTGCTAAGCTTATCGTATACGTCTTTTGTGCAATCCTGATAGGGGGCTTGCTGATAAGTATGTTCTGAGTGTGGCAAAAAAGACACACCAGACATCTCATCAAAATGCTTGTACACAAAAGCGCCCACTTCCATCCATTCTTCATCACGAACTGTAACAGTAACTGAGGGCTTGTGTTCACACCAATACCTCTGGTAGTAAAGCCATATTTCTAATTGATGAATAGCAGACATATCATGCCTTGTAAGAGCATTATCAGGTGACTTTACAGGAAAACTAAATACAGTTTGTGTATCCGGTTTCATAACATCCGCTTCGCTAGGGACTCCCTGCTCTTTTAAGAAAAGAGTAAGAGGGTCTTTATTATCACCACGCACAGTACGAATATAATAAGGGCTGTGACGAGCGTGTATGCCACTGCTTGAGTCAACAAGCTGTGATACCGTTCCGCTTGGTTTAACACACGTAATCGCCGTGCTAGGTGGTATGCCAAGTTTTTTTGCCCATTCTTTGTTTGTCTCAACAGCAGCCTCCCTTAATTTTATTAAAATACGTGGCAGATATATTTTATTGCCATTAGTAAGAGAGTTGTCCATAATTCCTGTTAGTGAAACTCCAAGAAGCCTTTCTTCTTCAGTGTTGTCTTTCCATATCTTTCTTAAGTAAGGAAAATTTGTTAGTGTAGATTGAGCTGTTCCTAAAATAGTTGCTAAACGAACTTTTTTAGTCAAAGATTCGCTTGTGTCATCAGCTCTTATTACAACTTCTGTTAAATTACAGAACTGATACGGACGCAAGATTATCTCAGAACAAGGGTTGGTACCAAACTCATGCTCAGAATCACGCCTACCGTACTTTGCTGCTTGCTTTTTAGCAGCTATTCTATTGAATATGCCTCTCTCACCAGATTTACTTTCTACAAGTGAAGTCCATTCACGTAAGAAGGTTTCACCATCCGGTTTATCTGTGTATGACACAGAGTTATTAGCTAATGCCATTTGTGGAGCTGTTTCCCACCATGTACCGCTCTTAGCGTGGCGCATACGCCCATCTGACAGATTTGATAAGCTAATCATAGCGGAACGTCTAACGCCCCCTGAGACGACAACCTCGCCGACCTTACACATAAGATTGTGGCAGTCATAACTAGATAGCTTACGACCTGCATTCTCACGAAACAATTTTATTGTGAATGAGAACAGGTCTACTAAAGGTGCAGGACCTGACGCTCTACCACCAAATACTTTTAGTCTTGCTCCTGCAGGACGAACCTTAGACACATCCCAACTAGGAACTTTACCAGAATATAATGTGCTTATCAGCTTTCTCAGAGCCTTAGCCCATCCTTCTTTACTGTCACTCACAACTATTGTCTCATCTGAGTCCACTAACTCTGCAGGAACTTGTGGTAGCTTAGCTACATACTGCCTCTCTACAGAGAAACCCACACCAGTGCCACATAACAATATATACATAGCTTCATCAAAAGCTTTTGGGTCATCAATAGGTAAGTAAGAGCAGTTGTATCCGGCTGTATTATCTCTCTCAAGAGCAGGACCTGCTGTCATAAGAGCTCTCATAGAGGGCATGACGTGCAAATGATATATAGCATCAAATATTTCTTCATGTATATCTGTGCCTAAATTTGCTTTACTACAAATATAATTGACATATCTAGTTACAGTTTCAAACCATGTCTCTCTACGATTTTCATCTGGCAGCCATCGGGCATAGCGAGACACTGCTATAAAATTTTGATAATCTGTTGGTAGTACGTTACTCATTTCTTCTCCTATCTTTGTTCTACGGTTACGTCTTTAACTGTTATACCAGAGACCTCATGTATTAAGTCCTCTACGTATACTTCTAAAAGCACTGGCAGTTCCTCCAAGTCGGGTGTAAATTCCGATGAATCAATCTTAGCTATTATCTTTACGATTACTTTGACGTCTTCTCTTGGCATTGTAGTTCCTCTTTTAGTCTATTTAGGTACCAGAGGGCTTTGTCTATATCTTGAATTGACTTACCCTTATCTCTATATCTCCATAAATATTTAATTACATTACCTTTTAAATATCCACAAAACTCTATGTGAGACATAGAAGCTTTCATGGCATCAATACACTCTATGTCACCATTTGTATAATGTGGCGGATGATTAACGAAGTCTTTAAATTTTATAGTCAATGTATTGTCACTTTCTCTTGTAATTGTTTCATATCTTCAAACCCTGCGCTAACTAACGTATCTGGGTCATACATAGAATAATACAAAACTCCATGTAATAGTAAAGTGTAAAATGTCATTTCATCTGGGTGTAGTGAACCGGGACTAAAATTATAACATATCTCTAAGTCATAACTGCCCATACCATCCACGTTTGTGTGAACTATGAGGGCGGCATCGCCTTCTTTTAAATTAATTACTTTTTGTTTTGGCATGATACGAGCTCTATAAAATGTTCTGCATCTACAACTACTAAAGGTTTTTGTCTATTCATCTTTATAATCAACAACGGCTCGCCTTCTTTTTCTATGTTGTCGTGTGAGATAGCTTGTTCGTAGTAGTTGTATATTGTTCTAATTCTTTCTGTGTTCTTACACTCTATGTTATAGGGGAACTTTCTGTAAGCTGATGTTGACAGCTGTACGTCAACCCCATTTACCCCCATAGGGGTTGAACGCACATCTAGTGAGGTTAGCCTCTTGAATACACTAAGAAGCTTTTCTACTACCCATGTCTGTAGTTTTCTTCCCTTTGCTTTGGCTGAGCGAGGGCTCATCTTCTTCGATACGGACTTCAACAATACTTTTTGCCGGGATGATTGTCGTCGTACCTGAGCTTTGGATTTGTGGGAACTGGATATCGTGGTTGAGTTGCGAGATGAAGTCTTGCGCTTCAAACTTGGAGACTTTGAAATACTTTGTTTCAATTTTGTCATCATCAGCCCTCTTCTTTATTAATAATGTCACGCCATTCTTGGGTGATGTGGGTGTACCAAACAAATCTGGGGTTTCGTCCCTTACTTGGGAGTTGTCTTCTGAACTCCAAACCGTCCCAACACTTGGATTTGAAGGGACAATAGTGGCACTCAATGCCCAAGGTGCGGTTTCCCGTAGACTTTTTGTAATAAAGTTCTTCAATGTCGGTGAAACACCGCTTAAAAGGTCTTCCATCAGATATTGCTTTGTGTACATTCTGTATTTCATTTTTGGTATTCTCCTTATACTTACCGTTTGGTGGGGCTTCAGCTACAGCTATCTGTCCCGTTGATTTATTTATTGCAATCCAACCTTTGAAGGGCTTGTTGGATGCGAGCCCATAACCATATCCTTGTGACACGTAGCCAAAGGAGTCTGAGTTATTAATTTTATCAAAAGCATCGTCAGCATTAAATTTTGACTCAAACGCAAAAGGAGACACAGTTTTTATGTCATAGATGCCATCAGATAATTCTATATCGTATTCACCTTGTATCTCATCATCATTAACTTTTAGTGAGACTTTTTTATGTTTATTTTTTATTTCTACGCCAGATGCTTGCAACAATGCAATGATAACGGCTTCTAGTACATCGCCTATAATCATACGCATTTTAAAATCGTAATCGGGCGCTTCTGGTTCTACATTCATGGCTTCCATCTGTAACTGACACAGTGGTCTGCCGACATTGCTCATTCGTAGTCTGAAGGGTTCCTTTTTATATGTGAACTGTTTTTTTAATGCTTGCTTAGCAAGTTCACCAAACTCATCTAGGACATGAGGAGGCATTTCTGCCTCCCCACTAGC